TAAAACGACGGAGGAGCCGCGCCGCTTTCTGAAAATCCTTCATATGTTCATCAAATGTGTCCTCATCATACTGCGCCAACTCATAAGCAGCCATTTCCATGATAGTCGAACACAGAGAATGATGATCATCTTTACCACGAACCCACTGCGACATCTCCAACACAATTGGCAACGAAAGAGGAGCTCTCCACTTCATCAAATCTGAATCAAAAACAAATGATCTCTTCAAAAATTTAATTTCTTCCAATGAACGAAAAAGAGGCGTAACGTCATTCTTCATTTCATCAGTATACGTAAAACCAATTTTCGCAAAAGCAGCCATAACCGTATGCATATTAAAAAGATGAGCAACCTCATCAGCAACGCCAACCCAATTGTCATCACCAAAATTCCCAGTATCAACGAATTCATGAAATCTCTTTAGACCCTCATAAGGAGTGCCCAACATAATTAATAACCAAACATAACGAATTAAAAGTGAATTGATAATCGAATTAATTATAACTGTCAATGGATTACCACTAGGCTGGGAATGATTCCAACCATATACAGTATCAAACAATAAATGATTGGAATGTGCAATTTCGCAAAATAAAACATAACAAATCAATCTCTCTTCAGGTGTCAAATCAAGAAGCGAAGTTAAAATATCACACACGGCCCAAAGCAACTCACCAAGGAGACAACCGTCATAATTACCAAAATCGCCAGCAAAAACCTTACCACCTTTCTTCTTAATTCTCCGAGCTATACGATCCCAATCCTGCGAATATGGATTAGTTCCAACACACGTCTCAAAATCAATTCGATTCTCCATCAAATGAGCAACAACAGGAAGAAAATACTGTCTAACCGCAATGTTAAACGTCATCTCACCAACGGAAAATAATCTCGTTTTACCAAGCTTGACTCTCTCAAGATCTCGCAACTCATCCTTAAGCGTATCAACCCAAATTGTTGGCATACGAACACCCTTCTTTGCCAAACTAATTCGCTCATCAAATCGCTTCAAAACTGCAGGGTCATCCAAAATCCAATCATCACCCTTTCCGAGCCATTGTTCTTTTCCTGCTCCACACTCACGCATATGAATCCATGGATAACCTGGCGAACTCTTACGTGATATGCCTTTAATGTGCGGGTGTCCTTCAATCCCCTTAATGGCTTGTTCAAATGTTAAGGGACGAGTTATCCTAAGAGGAACCGAATTATACATCGCTCTCACGTCCAATACACATTGATCTAAAATATGTGGATCTATCAAAGATGGTGCAACATCAGCTTTCTTCAATGCCTTCAACATCGGATCAACTCGCTCACCATCACTACTCGTAAAGGCCCTCAACACAGCTGGCGCTCTATGATATGGAATTATAGAAGCGCCAATCGGAGATTTGTAAATTTGTGACTTCCCTGGACTGAAAACTGGGTCAGAGATCTTTCCAATTGGTGTAAAATTATTTCCAACCGTAGCCAATGTTAACGTATATACATTCTCACGATCCTCAACAGCACTATACTGAGCTACTGTTGGTAAAATTTCAAAGTCAGCATTGGAAATAACTGTATCAACCGTCACACCCTGCTTTATCAAGGCCTGCAACATTCCTTCCAACATCGCCTGACTAACGGGAGCCGCATTTCCCTGATACTGTAAGTTCTGCTGGCCCGAACAATGAATACCCAATATTTTCCTCAAATGCTGTGGACACATAGATATCAACAAATATCCACACTCACCCGGTAGAGTTTCCAAATTATACTCATAGTGGTCACGAATCAAC